CTACCTTATAAAGAACCATCAGGAACATTATTACAAATGTTAGGTGTTTTAATTGATAGTGGTAGAAGATTTGCATCTGTAGCAGATATAAACGTAGGTGATTCTAATCAAGCTATGCCTGTAGGAACAACTGTAGCTTTATTAGAACAAGGTACAAAAATTTTATCAGCTATACATAAACGATTACATTATGCACAAAGACAAGAATTAAAAATATTAGCAGAAGTAATGAAAGAAGGATTATTACCTGAGTACCCATATAAAGTTCCAGGAGCAAAATCAACAATAAAAGTAGACGACTTTGACGATAGAGTAGATGTTATTCCAACAAGTGATCCAGCTATGTTTAGTATGAGTCAAAGAATATCTATGGCACAAACTCAACTTCAACTAGCACAGGCAGCACCACAAATCCATGACTTACAAGAAGCATATAGAAGAATGTATTCAGCGTTGGGCGTCCAAAATATTGACTCCATCTTACCACCTAAAGCTGAAATGGTACCAAAAGATCCAGCAACTGAAAATGGCGAAGCTCTTATGGCAAAGCCACTTAAAGCGTTTCCACAACAGAATCACGATGCACACGTTGCTACCCATTCGGCTTTCTTACAAGATCCAAATATGCAAAAAAATCAAATCGTTATGCAAACGCTTATGGCACATATGCAAGAACATTTGGCGTTAAAGTATAGACAGCAAGTTGAACAAATAATAGGTCAACCTTTACCAGCAGAAGGACAAGTATTACCTCCAGAACAAGAAGCTATGTTATCACAAGCTACTGCACAAGCAACACAGGAGATTAGTCAGATGGCACAACAAATTGCAGGAACAGGACAGTTTGATCCTCTAGTAAAATTAAAAGAACAAGAACTTCAGATTGAAGCAGCAGAAGTACAAAGAAAAGCTTCTTCTGATATGGCGAAACAACAACTTGCTGCAGCAAAATTACAGCAAGAGGGTCAATTAAAACGACAGCAAATACAATCCGATGAGGATATTGCTGCATTAAAAGCAGAAACATCAATAGCAAATAGGAGATAAAAATGGGTAAAAAAGAAGCTCAAAAATATATTCAGATGATAGAGGATGAAACAGATCCTGATAAAATTCAAATATTAGAATTAGATATTCAAAGAGAATTAGGTCTTGATCCAAAAGACTTAAAAGATGATGTTGTTAAAAAAATGGGTGGTGGCTATATGGGTGGAATGTTTTCTGGCGATGAAGTTTTAGCTGCTGGTAATTCAAAAGGTGGAAGAAAAGCACTTAGAGGAATAAAGTTTAAAGGCGTATTATAATGGATTTCGAATATCTTTTAAAAAAGATAGTCGGAGAACGACGAGCAGAATTAAGCGAAATGCTTATGTCGAATGGTATTGCTAATATGGAACAATACCAAAATGTTATGGGTCAACTTTCTGCATTGACTCATGTAGAAGAAACTTTAAAGTCAATAATAAATAAAAGGGAGAGTACCGAAGATGACTAAAACACTATTCGTTCCTGACCATGTTAAGGAACGCTTGGCTGTTAAGAAAGAAGAACAGTCAAATCCTTTTGATCCTAGAGTTTTGGGATTACCAGAGGATACAGAAAATTTAAGTGCATTAGAAAGAATGCCGAAACCTACAGGTTGGAGAATATTAATCCTTCCTTATACTATTCCAAAAAAGAAAAATGGAATTCATTTCGCAGATGAAACAATCGAAAGAACACAACTAGCAACTAATGTTGGTTATGTTGTTGAACTTGGACCTGATGCTTATAGAGATGAAAATAAATTTCCTGATGGTGCTTGGTGTAAAAAAGGCGATTGGGTTTTATTTGGAAGATATGCAGGGTCAAGGTTTAAAATCGATGGTGCAGAGCCTAGATTATTAAATGATGATGAAATTTTAGCAGTAATTCACGATCCTCGTGATGTGCAAGTAGTATAAGGAGAAATTATGGAAAATACACAATTACAAGAAAAACCACAAGATGAGCAGTTAAAATTAAACATCGAAGTGGAGGAAGAGGAAAAAGATGAGGGTGTTGAAGTAAAAACAGAAGAAGCACCTGAAGAGCCTAAAGAGGAAAATAATAAAAAAGACCAAGAACTAAATGAATATTCTGGTGACGTAAAAAAGAGAATAGATACTTTAACTTGGAAGATGAGAGAAGCAGAACGAAGAGAAAAAGCTGCACTTGATTTCGCTACTAAAGTTAAAAAAGAAAATGATGAACTTTCTAGTAAAATGTCTACCACTGAAAAAAGCCTTAACGAGCAATACAGTGGTAAAATTGAAAGTCAACTTAACGAAGCAAAAAGAGCATATAAATTAGCTTATGATGAGGGCAATACTGATGCAATGGCTGATGCATCTGCTTTAATTGCAAAATTAAGCGTAGAAGAAGAAAACGCTAAAAAAGAAAAAGCTAAGTTAGACAGTGTAAAAGAAGTTGAAGTAGAAGATCCTCAAAAAGCTGTAAATAAAGCAGTAGAAAAAGCCCCAGTACCAGACGCAAAGTCTGTAGAATGGGCTTCTAAAAATCCTTGGTTTGGAAAAAAGAAAGGAATGACCTTTACAGCGTACGAATTTCACCGTACACTGACTGAAGAAGAAGGATATGATGCTACATCAGATGAATACTATGCAGAAATCGATAGAAGAATGAGAGAAGAATTTCCAGCAAGTATGTTTGAAGAATCGAATTCAGGAACAACTCGTCCAAACGCCCAGACAGTTGCTCCTGCTACTCGCAATAAAAAAAGTGGGCGAAATACTGTTCGCTTGACTAAAAGTCAAGTGGCTATTGCTAAAAAACTTGGAGTACCACTCGAAGAATATGCAAAACATGTGAAGGAGCCAAATTAATGACTGAAAAACAACAATCACAACAGAACAGATCCTCTCGTGCAAGTGAAACTCGTTCAACTCAAGAACGCAAAAAACTTTGGAGACCAGCATCATCGCTTGATGCACCACAGCCCCCTGAAGGCTATAAATACAGGTGGATAAGAACAGAAGTAAGAGGCTTTCAAGATCAGAAAAATGTTTCTGCCCGATTAAGAGAAGGATACGAGCCTGTTCGCTCTGATGACCATCCAGATTTTCCTGCACCTACTATCGAAGATGGTAAACACGCAGGAACTATTGGTGTCGGTGGGTTAATGTTGGCAAAAGTGCCTGAGGAAGTTGTAGAGGCAAGAACTGAATATTTTCAGGGTCAAACTGAAGATCAGATGACTGCAGTCGATAACGACCTCTTGAAAGAGGAGCATCCGTCTATGCCTATAAGCAAAGATAGAGGTTCCAAAGTAACTTTTGGTGGTCCAAGAACGAAAGTTTGAGGATTGATTTTAACTATTAAACTAGGAGCGTAAAATGGCAAATATTAATGTCGCTTTTGGCTTAAGACCAGTTTCTAAACTTGGTCAAAATGTCAACAGTACTGGTAATTCAGGATATACTTTTTACGAAATAGCTTCAGATAACTCTAATAAAATCTATCAAGGTTCTCCAGTAATTCCGTTAAGCACAGGCTTTATTGATAAAGTGGGTGCTGCAGCAGGAGGAACTGTAGGTCTATTAGGCGTTTTTGGTGGCTGTGAATTTGTATCATCAACAACTGGAAAGCCAGTATTTTCTAATGCTTGGTTAGGAAGTGGTGCAGACACTAACTTTCCTGTAAAAGCATATGTCTATGATGATCCAATGCAATTATTTGCAATAGCATCTGATGCATCGTTAACAAGTGAGGCTACTCTACGTGGTCACGTTTTTGCGAATGCAAACTTTGCAGATGGTGCAGCAGGATCAGATACTACAGGTATTTCTTCAGCAAAATTAGGAGTAAGTACTATTGCTACAACTAATACATTAAATCTTCGTATTATGGGTTGGCAAGAGGATCCTAATAATGAAGATTTTACTGCAGCAGGAATCCCTGTAATCGTAAGACTTAACAATCACTTCAATTCACCGAATGGTGCGATTGCTGGTGGTACTGTATCAACAACTGGCGTATAGGAGAGTGTAATGGCTATTTCAAGAGCACAATTAGCAAAAGAGCTAGAACCTGGACTGAACGCCCTCTTTGGTATGGAGTTTAGTCGATATGAAAACGAACATGCAGAAATCTTTGATACTGAAACTTCAGATAGAGCATTTGAAGAAGAGGTAATGTTATCAGGTTTCGGAACTGCACCTACAAAGTCAGAAGGAACAGCAGTAAATTTTGATACTGCAAATGAGTCCTTTACTGCTAGGTACACACACGAAACAGTGGCGTTAGCTTTCGCAATAACTGAAGAAGCTATCGAAGATAATCTATATGATCGTCTTGGTGCAAGGTATACAAGAGCCCTTGCAAGATCAATGGCACACACAAAGCAAGTGAAAGCAGCATCTATTTTAAACAATGCGTTTACTGCTGGAGCCTTTGCTGGTGGAGACGGTGTAGCATTATGTGATGCATCGCACCCATTAGTAAGTGGTGGAACATTTGCTAATGAGCCATCTGTAGCTGCAGATTTAAATGAAACATCTTTAGAAGATGCTTTAATTTCTATCGCAGGCTTTGTAGATGAAAGAGGATTAAAGATTGCCTTAAGAGGTATGAAATTAATTATTCCTTCTCAACTACAATTCGTAGCAGAAAGACTTATGCAGTCTGCACAACGTGTAGGAACTGCAGATAACGACATCAATGCTTTAAGAAATATGGGAATGATCCCACAAGGTTATGTAATTAACCATTTCTTAACAGATACTGATGCGTTTTTTATTAAAACCGATGCTCCAAACGGATTTAAACATTTCGAAAGAGCACCGATTAAAACTCAAATGGAAGGTGATTTTGATACTGGAAATATGAGATTTAAAGCAAGGGAAAGATATTCTTTTGGATTTTCTGACCCTCGTTGTGTTTTTGGTTCTCCAGGAGCATAAAAAAATTTAAAGGGTGACTAGTCAGTCACCCTTTTTTAATATATACTGAAACAAACCTTGACAATTACATGATGTAATTGACATTTGCCAAGACAAGGAGAGTAACATGGCTAATACAACTTTTTCGGGTCCAGTCCGATCAGAAGGTGGTTTTACAACTATAAGTAAAAACGCTACAACTGGAGCAATTACAACACAATCAAGTATTAATTCAAGTGGTATCGCTTCTTTTGATGCTAACAAGTTAGCAACAGAGGCAGGGACTGGTATTACTGGTGGTACTGGAACTATCTATAGAAGTTCTGTAATGAGATCTGGTGGAATTATTACAACAAGAATATTAATAGATTTAACAGGATTAAGATCAACAGCATCTGGGGATATTCTTGGTGTTGATGGCACATCAAATGTTTGTCATATAGGTCAAATAACTGCTGCAGAAAATGGTACAATCATTGCTGGTAGCATGGAGTGTTTTGAAACACCTGCAGGTGGTGAAGACGATATAAACGTACACTCTGCAACAGAAAGCACTGGTGTAGAAGACGGTGCTATTGCTGATTTAACTGAAACATTGTTAGTTAATGCAGGTAATGCAGCTATAGGCACTAAAGTGTATTTTACTGGACTACCAGCAGCAGACGAGTTTTTATATTTAACATTAGGATCAACAACTGATGGTACTTACACTGCAGGTAAGCTTTTAATAGAGTTAATAGGCTACGAAGCTTAAGCATAGGAGAAAAATATGGCTGGAACAAGATCCGACGTAAAAGCCTTCAATGTTAATCAAGGAGCTTCTGCTGCAATAATTGGACCTGGAAGATCAAGAATAAGACAAATAGTAGTGTTCGGTAATTCTGCTGGGGCTCTTACCATAACAAATGGTAATGGTGGCGATAACTTAATAGTACAAAGTTTTCCTACTGGACTACATACGCTTAATATTCCTGATAATGGAATATTAGCAGAAGATGGGGCATACTTATCTGCATTTACTGGTAGTGGTAATAAGTTAACAGTCTTCTTGTCATAAAGTGTTATGGCAAGAAGAAAAGAAAAGCCAATAAAGACTTCAGTAAAGTCTGGAAACTTTCGTCCTACGAAATCTGGTGCAGGAATGACCAAAAAAGGTGTTGCTGCATACAGACGAGCAAATCCAGGAAGTAAACTAAAAACTGCTGTTACAGGTAAAGTAAAGCGTGGTAGTAAAGCAGCAAAAAGAAGAAAGTCTTTTTGTGCACGATCTGCTGGTCAAATGAAGAAGTTCCCAAAAGCAGCAAAAAATCCAAATAGTCGTTTAAGACAAGCTAGAAGAAGGTGGAAATGTTAAAGAAAAAACCAATACCTAGACCTAAAGAAAAAGATTTAACTCCTACTCAACTAAGAACAAAGTACAGAGTAATGATACAAAATAAATTAAATAGTATGGATAAAAAAGATCGGTTATCCTTTTTAACAAAAGAATTAAAAAATTTAGGAACATTTAAAATAGAAGATTAAGATGACAGCAAAAGAATTATTAAAAATGTTAGAAAAACACGAGCAAGTATGTAATGCACGTTTCGATGGAATTAATAATAAATTAAATAAGCTTGATACCAGACTCTGGGGTATTTATGGAGTTATTATCGGAGTAGCAGTTTTAGAGAAGTTTTTTTAATGGTAATGGGTAGAGCCCAAATGAGTAAACAGGTGACTAAGTCACCAGGAAAAAGGAAGTGGAGTGCTAAAAGGAAGAGGAAAATCAATTGTGCCAGACCTCGTGGATTTTCTGAAAAAGCACATTGTGCCTCTAAAAAAAGGAGAA